GGCTTCTCAGACGAGCAAAAGGAAGCTCGGTGGCGAGGTTATGCCATTAAAACTGAACGGCAGGAACAATTCTTTAAGGCCAGACTTAAAAACCTGTTTAACGAGCAGGAAAATGAAGCTATTAAACTTATAAGGGAATTAGGCACTATTCCCGATTCGCTTTTTGATAGTGAAGCAACAAGGGATAAATTTGATATTGCCTTTAAGCCTCTAATTGAAAATGTTTATAGCTCGGCGGTAGAAGATGCTATCTCGGATGTAAAGCAGGAAAGTGATTTAAGCCCCTTTGCCCTTGAGTGGATAGCCAAGCGTTCTCTCGTTCTTGCTACAAGTATAAATGAAACTACTAAACGGGAAATTAGGCGTCAACTAGCTTTAGGGCTTGAGGAGGGCGAAAGCATACCTAAATTAACAAAGCGGATTAGAACATATTACGATGACGCCCATAAACGCAGGGCACCGATGGTTGCCAGGACTGAAACTATAGCAGCCTCTAATGAAGGAGCCTTGAGGGGGTATGAAGAGATGGGTGTTACGAAGTCTGAATTCTACCCTGCCCCAGATGCCTGTGATGAGTGTCTGGCGGAGGTTGGCATATATCCAATAGAAGAAGCTCACGGCAAAGTGCCAGTTCATCCGAACTGTCGCTGTGTGATGCTACCTGTCGTTGAATAAGGAGGAATAAATGGATACTATCTATAAGATTCTGGATGACTGCGAAGTAAAGAAACTGGGAGACCGTAATTATGAATTTACGGCTTCTACCTCAACTGTAGATAGGGACGGCGAAGTAATTGATGCTAAAGGATGGGACTTAAAGAACTTTAAGAAGAATCCTGTCATTATGTATGCCCACGATTATCGTAGTCTACCTATAGGGAAGGCTCCCAAAGTATGGCTTACTGGCGGAAAGCTAAAGAATACTGTCAGCTTCCCCCCAGAAGGGACTTATGAATTCGCTGATATTGTAGAGAGGCTAGTTGATACAGGATATCTCAAGACAGAATCGGTGGGCTTTATTCCCGACCCTGATAAGATTATAGAAGGTGATGGGAAGAAAACCCCCAAGAGAACATATAAAAAGCAGGAATTACTAGAGATTTCCATTGTTCCCGTGCCATCAAATCCTGATGCCCTCCGTAATGCCATTGATAATGGCGTGATTACTACAAAGGAATTTGATGCTATAACCAAACCTGAAGATATTATATCACAATCACTTATTACTACACCGTTTTTTGTGAATCACTCTAAATTCCATATAGATGATTTATTAACCAAACCTGAAGAGACTGATGATTGGGTTAGAATCCCAATTAAAGAATGCAAGGTCACGGCCACGATAGATGTTTCCGAGAAGGAAGGGATTAAAGCACTGTATTGTGGCAAGGAAAAGCAAGTCAAAACTTATATGTTTGATAAGAGAGACCCCTACAACTGGACTATGGCTAAAGCTAAGAAATGGGTTGAAGACCATAAGAAGCAGGAAACGTATCAATGCGAATGTATAGAATGCGGGCACAAGCTAGAGTCTGAAAAGCATTGTGCTGATATTAAATGTCCTGAGTGCGGTGGTGAAATGAGAAGGGCTGAACGACCTGGCCCAGGAAGGGAAGCTGGAGATATTGAGGAAAAGGTTGTTACCCAGGCTGGGGTTAAGGATGAGATTGATTACCTTAAAAGTATTATTGAAGATGTGGGATTAAATGAAGAGGCAATGGATGAGGCCTGGGAATTAGTAAGAGATATTATGCGTTTAGCAGGTGACGACATACCTGAAGATATAAGGGACACAATCGGAGTAATGATTACAGGGCAACAGGAACTTAAGATAAGGGATGCAATTGATTATCTAACAGCATACCTTATGGGGGCTAATGTTGCCGAGGAAAAGGAACCCGATGAAATCCAAGATGAGCCTAAAGAAGTGGATGAAGCCCGCATTGGCGAGATTATTGTTAGTGCGGTAGGGGAAGCCATAGGAAAGGCTCAAGGAAAAATATAACAGGAGGAAAATCAATGAGAAACGGAGAGAAGGATAATATCGAGCAAAGTGAGCTTGATTATATCAATGCAAAGAGGACTTATGACACATATCAAGATCTTGACTTGCAGAAAGCTCGTTTTAATCAGCAAGTAGACCAAGATGAGCATAGTTTAACAATGCAGGTAATGCAGAATGCGATTGAGAGTGCCAATATGATCAGCAAGCAAGCTATTCGGCATGGTGACATTGCCATTGATAGGCAGTGGAACATTGATGAGGTAGCTAATCTAGTTGCCAATACCAGTGTTTTCAAGGATGCGATTGCGGCTGCGGTAGCTGCAGCGGTTACCCAAATTATAGGTGACCAAGGCTCAGACAAATAAAATAGAATCACTAGAAATATAATAGGAGGACAAAATGAACGAGCAAGAAATTGCGGAATTAGCGGCTAAGGTTGCTACTGAAGCAGTTGAAAAGCTAAAGGAGACCGATAAGAAACCAATTCCCGTAGAGGATGATGGTTTCTTAGTCGGCAAGAGCCCAGAAGAGAAACTTCTGGAAGACCCTAAGAGTGGGTTCAAAAATATGGGACATTTCTTTACCGATTTAATTCGGGCAGAGACGGATGAACCCAGTGAAACTCTTAGAACTTACAGCAACGCCCTCAAGAAAACGGCTGGCTATATGGAGGAAGGCGACCTATCTCAGGGTGGGTATCTAGTCCCTGAAGAGTTCAGGGCTACCCTCTTACAGACAGCATTAGAATCATCTATCGTAAAATCAAGGGCAACTGCTATCCCAATGGCAACTAATAGGGTCACCCTACCAGCATTGGTAGATGATGACCATTCCAGTGATTACTTTGGTGGAATCACTATCTACAGAACTGCGGAAAAGGGAACAAAGACTGTAAAGAACCCTGTATTTGGCAAGGTGTCATTAACCCTTCATAAGCTGACAGGGATGTGCTATGTGACCGATGAGCTATTACAGGATTCGGTTATATCTATTGAGCCTATCATCAAAAGCACCTTCGGTCAGGCAATTGCCTTTGTACAGGACTATGACTTCCTGCGAGGCAATGGTACGAACCAAGCACTAGGTGTTTTCCATGCTTCTAACCCGTCAATAATTGCCGTTGCCATAGAGACGGGGCAAGATGCCGATACGATTGTCTGGGAAAACATCGTTAAGATGTGGTCTCGCCTATACCCCGCTGGACACGCAAAGGCAGTATGGGTAGCTAATATCAATACCTTCCCACAACTAGCCTCAATGAATATGGCAGTTGGTGCTGGCGGTGTACCTGTTTGGATGCCTGCTGGTGGCGTTTCTGGCGCACCTTACCCGAGCTTGATGGGTAGGCCTCTAATCTTTACTGAGAAGATGGCTCCACTTGGTGACAATTTTGACATTGGACTTGCTGACTTTAGCCAATATCTGATTGGCGAAAAGGGTGGAGTAAACTTCGCCTCTTCAATGCACGTCAGATTTACCACTGATGAGCAGGCTTTCAGATTCGTTATGCGATATGATGGTCAACCCTGGTGGTTGTCTACTCTAACCCCGAGGGGCGGAAGTGGTGCAGGAACCCTCAGCCCATTTATCTATCTGGCAGAGAGGGCATAAAGGAGGAAATGAAATGAGTGCAAGATTTTCAGAATCGCATGGTATAATGCCACTAGAATACGCACAGCTTGATAACTACAATGCTGGCGATACCTGGGACTCGATTGACATGGCTAGATACAACCACGTAACTATTATAATCTCTGGCAATGATGATGTGGCTGGCAATGGCATCTTAACTATCTATGGTGGGGCGACTGATGCCGCAACAACCACGGCTATAACCTTTACCTACAGATACAGCGCAGCCGATGTTGATGCAGCTTCTTCGGATGTATATGGTGCACCCGCCACATCAGCAGCTCTTACTATTACTGGGACATTACTTGAAAGTAGGATGCTCCTTGTAGAAATTGATACCGAGGATTTACAGATTAGTGGTACTCAGTACAGATATATCACCCCAGTTTTGAGTGCCGCTGGTACTGATGGCGAGGTTACTGCTGTAGCCATCCTGTCTGAGCCACGATACCAGAAACAAGTAATGCTAACGGCTAACCCAGCATAAGGAGGTAAAAATGTTCTCACAGGAAAACCTAATAATTCCCCTGTGCGTAGACGCAACTAGCGTCACCTCTAATGTGGAGATGGATTCGTTTAGCATGGAGGGGTATGATGAAGCAACTATTTGCATCGTACACTCTGCGGCTCTTACGGGGGACAGTGTACTAACAGTAGAATGTGGTTCCACCGACAGTGCAGATACCTCCGATGCTACTTTCCATTATCGCTATGGTGGGGCTGCTACGGCTTCGGCCTCGGCTGATGTTCTTAGTGCCGATGCTACTTCTTCAGCTTTAACTCTAACTGATGCCACTTATCAAGGCAGGCTGATTGTAGTAGAACTGAAGGCTAGTGAACTACCTGTTTCGGGTAGTACCGTCTACGAAAATATAACTGTAGATTGGGATGGAACAGCTACAGCTGGAACTGTTACGGCGATTGCTATTTTAAGCAAACCACGCCACTCTAAGGCCGTAATGCCAACAGCAATTCCAGTCTAGGATAAAGGGGGAGTGATGAAATCATCTCTAAATGTGTTTGGCATCAAGATTTCAATAGAAGTGCCAGACAAAAAGAAACGAAGGGAGCGGAAGAAGGTGAAAGCCCTCCCCGCTCCCCCAAAAGACAAGATGGTAAAGACATCTACCAATAAATAGGAGGTGTGGTATGGGATACAATATGTCAGCCCTAGAAGCTGCCGAGTTAGCTCGGTTAGGCTGCAAGGTCGAAAGGGCTACTAGTAACATAACTACTGGTGAAGAGTTATTCACTGTTGCGGGTGGAAATTGCCTTGTGACCATGTTTGTAGGTGAGGTTACTACTGATATAGAAAATATAAGTGTTGACCTTACAATCGTGGCTGACCCGACTACTGGCACAAGCACTACGATGGGAGCTATCCTGGTAATAGATGATGATGTTCCTGGCACTCTATACACACTTGAAGGGCTTGCCGCTGATACTATACAACTAGGTGGAACAGGTAGTGTAGAGGGGGCAGAGCAGGAAATTGTAGTTGCCCCTGGTGCTATTGAGGCAACGATAGCTGGTGGAGCACACACTGGTAGTATAAAATTTACGCTTTGGTATGTACCACTTGAAACAGGTGCGTACATAGTGGCAGCATAGGAGGAATAATGCCGAATTACAATATGTCTGAAAGAGAAGCTGCTGCCGTTATGCACTTAGGCACTAAGGTCGAGAGGGCTACTGCCAATATGACCACTGGCCTTGCACTATTTGACATTGAGGGTGGCAACTGTTTAATAACCCTGATGGTGGGTGAGGTTACTACGATACTTGAAGACCATGCAGTCAACTACAAATTATCAGTTGATGTGGATACGGGTACAGACACTGACCTATGTGCTAATCTAGCATGTCAAAAAGATGAAGCAGGTACTCTATATTCAATAGAGGGAGCTCCTGGCACGGCTATGCAGGTTGGATCATCGGGAAGTGTACCTGGGCCGACATACCCCTCAGTGGTTGCTCCTGGTGCCATTGATATAACGGTAAGCACAGCTACTACGGGTTCAGTTAAATGGACTTTATGGTATATACCGCTTGAAGTTGGGGCTTACATCAACGCAACATAATAGGAGTGAGCCCGTCTTAATGGCGGGCTTTGCCCCTTCTAAAAC